CATCATAGAGCTAGCGATGCAGTTCGCGGACGTTGAGTCCTCGATACCGCAGATCGTGCAAGGCGACATGCCACAGGGTAATAACACCACCTTCGGTGGTATGGCCGTAGTCATGTCCGCAAGTCACATTATCCAACAGCGCATCAGCGAGCGCTGGGACGATAACATGACAGTGCCCATAGTGAAGCGCTACTACCACTATGAGATGCAGTATAACGAAGACGATAGCATCAAGGGCGATTACGAAGTAAACGCTGGTGGTGCTACGGAACGTATCGACAAACAGGTACGAGCGCAAGACCTAGAACGTATCATAGGAATGGCAGGCTCCAACGAGATGTTCATGGAACAGATCGACATTGGCGAAGCCTTCCGTGAATGGGTGGCTACTACCCGTGCGGGCTCTATTCTTAAGGACCGCGCTGCTATTGAACAGGAGAGGGCTGCTAAAGAGCAGGCCGCTGCACAACAGCAAGAGCAAGACCCAGCGCTTATCGAGGCGCAGGCTCGTGCGAAGCAAGCCGATGCAGCAATCGAGAAGATTGCAATGGATCGTGAGTACAAGGACAAGGAGTTTGACCTGCGTGCCCAGATCGAAGAGGCCCGAGTGGACAAGGAAAGCCGTGAGATTGTAGCGCGTGAGCGTGAGAATCAGATCAAGCTACAGGTAGCGCAGATGCAGCGCGAAGACGTTATAATCAAGATAGCTGCTGATCAGAAGAAGACAGAAGCGCAAGTAGCTAAGGATTTGCAGATTTCAATCATGACTGACGAGACAAAGAGGCTGCTCAAGCAAGCCGATCTCGATAAGTTTAATACAGAAATTGCCGTGAAAGAGAAGACTGGAGAGGGAATCTAATGGCAACGTATGACAAGATGGCAACGATCAATGTGGCGTTGGGCGATGTGCTCAACGTTCTTGAGGAAGAAGAAGTAAAGGCAAGTGAGATTGTGTTGAATAGTTCCTCCACTGCTACGGACGCGGAACTGAGACACAATATAGGAAAGGTAGCCGGTCTTAAATGGGCTATTAAGAAACTGATGTACCACTATGGCGCTACCCAAGTACCTGATATGATTATGGATACAAGGTACTAGGAGCCCCTAATGACGGAGGAATCATGGGTAAGAAGACAGAAGAGGACGCTCTGGAAGAAGATGTAATCCAACAAGAGACATCTTCTGAGGAAGAGGAACTCTCTTACGACGACGAGTTTGACAAGATGTATGGGTCAGGCGAGGAAGAAGAAGAGGGTGATCAGGAGTCTACAGAAGAGGAAGAAGAGGAACCAGAAGAGGAAGCCGCAGAAGAAGAGGAGGAGCAGGAAGCTACTCCAGAAGAGAAGCCGCCAGTCAAACAGGAACCTAACGATCCTTATAAGTGGATAAACGATCTTCCAGAGGAAGTACGGGAGCAGGCTAAGTCGTTACGACATGCTGCCGAATCCCATCATGGCCGAGCTGCTGCGTTCCAACGCCGTAGTGAGGAGTTACAAGCCGAGCTTGACCGCAATCGCCGTCAGACTCAACCAGCGGAGCCACAGGGTAAACCTGAGGAGTCTGCTGCCCCAGAGCTGCCAAAGGAATTTGAGAAGCTCAAAGAAGACTTTCCAGAGTTCGCTGAGGCCGTAGACGCAATACGTGCGTATGACCGCCAACAGTGGGACAATCGGATAAAGGAACAGTTAGAGCCCCTCAATCAGATGAAGAACGTGCAAGCACGTGAAGCATTTAATAGAGCGGTTACTACAGAAGCCGAGGAAATCTTCAAAACAAAAGAAACGGGTGTTACGTGGAGCGATATCGTCAATGGCGACGACTTCCGCGCTTGGTTATCGGACCAGCCTAAGTCAGTACAACAGGCTGCCCGCACCCCCGATCCTGCGGAGGCTATCTATGTGCTTCGCCGGTACGAGGATGATTACCAGCGTGCAGTCAAAGCAATGGACACGGAAACCACAGAAGCCCAGACTCAGAAATCCCACAAAGCGGATACGGTTCAACAGAAGAGAAGCAAGCGGCAGGCTGCCGCAGTTGGTCCCGGCTCTAAGCCAGCACCAGTGGACTCCGCAGGAGGCGGAGGCGACTATGAAGATGAATTTAACCGACAGTGGGGTTAATCGCTAATAAGCTATAGAGGAATTATAAATGTCCGTAGCAACCACATATAGCGACATTGGTCAACGTACTACTGTGTGGGCAGAAGGCAAGATGCTGGAGCATGCAGAGCCGATTTTGGTTCTGGATAAGTTCGGCGACTCGAAGCCGCTTCCCAAGAATAAAGCAGATACGATTACCTTTCGTCGTCCGGTTCCGTACACCGTAAGTACGACCCAGCTCGTTGAGGGTGTTACCCCCGCTGCTAAGAGCATTGCCTATGTTGACGTGTCTGTACAGATGGGTCAGTATGGTGACTTGTTCGAAATCAGTGACAAGGTAGCCGACATGAACGAGGACCCCGTGCTCTCTAACGCAACTATGTTGCTTGGTGAGCAGGCCGCAGAAACCAAAGAGCTTATCCTCTGGGGCGTTCTGCGTGCAGGTACCAACGTATTCTTGTCTGGTACAGGCACTCCAACCCTTCGTGCTCATGTAAATGACACGATTACTCTGAATCTCCAGCGTGCAGTAACTCGCTCCTTGAAGAATCAGCGTGCAAAAACCATCACCAGCATGGTATCCGCTTCTCCGAAGTTTGGTACTGAGGCCGTCGCACCTGCGTTCGTAGCCTTTGGCCACACTGACTTGGAGCAGGACATCCGTGATATGGACGGTTTCACTCCGACCGAACGGTATGGTAACTTCTCGCCCATCAGCCCTTACGAAGTTGGTAAGGTTGAAGGCGTACGTTACATCCTTTCGCCGGTACTGGTACCGTTCCTCGGTGCAGGTTCAGCTACGCTGAATGGCATGGTCGCCGCAGATGCAACCAATGTAGACGTGTATCCTATCATCTACATTGCGAAGAACTCTTACGCAACCGTTCCCCTGAAAGGTGCAGGTTCGATGTCTCCAGTAGTCATCAACCCCGGTCGCCCGTCTCCTGCCGATCCTCTGGGTCAGCGCGGATACGTCGGTTGGAAAATGTACTTTGCCGCATTGATTCTCAATGAAGCTTGGATTAGCCGCGTCGAAGTTGGCGTGACTGATTTGACATAAGAGGTGATATATGGCTACTAGAGAAAATCATCAATTCGCGGGTGATGCCCGTGTTCCGTTCAGCTTTGGCGGTGCCGGTAACGGTCGTATTACTATTACGACCAACTGGCCCGTGGCTGATTTAACTGCTGCTAACTCGCAGAAACTCTACAAGTTTGCTAAGGCCGGTTACGTAAGTAACTTTCAGATAAAGGCCGATGCAGACATGGATACTCATGCTACTCCCACGCTTACGTGGGATGTGGGTATCACCGGAGTGACTGCGACAGACGTGGATGAGTTCATGGCCGCTGTTACGGGCGATGAGGCATTCGCAGGGCACGATACTAACGAGGTCGCTGAGACGACTGAGCTTGGTACTCGTGTCGTTGCAGGAGACTATATTACGCTGGCTACGAAAGGAGCCGGTCTCACCGGCGCAGCCGGTAACGTAACTGTCGGGTTTACTTTCATCCCCGAAGGCGCGTAAGTAACGTAGGTGAGTGGGAGCCTTAGGGCTCCCCTCCCCTTTTCCTATTTGGAGGAATATACGAATGACTACAGAAATGACGCAAGACACATTCACCGAAATGCTGGAGGGCATGACTAAACAAGAGTTGGTGAAGTATGCTCGCATGACCTACGGACTGTCTGTTACCGCACGGTACAGCAAGCCCGACCTCATGACAGCAATCAAATCCGCAGCATCGAACTTCCGCATGAATGAAGCCTTACAGATTGGTGAGGCAGTGGAGACGCAGGGCCTCAAGCCCGGCTATGCAGAAATTCAGTTGCACCGTACCGACCTTACTAAAGGTCTTAAGTCTGTAATCGTAGGCTTGAACGGTAACATGGCCTCTTTGCCTATCGGCGAAAGGTTTGGTTGCCCATTAGAGCTGGTAGCGATTCTTAATAACGCAGTACGTATGGAGTACGAGCAGGACCAGACGGTTAATCCCCCTGAGTTGGTGGAACGTCCAGTGCATGCTTATCCCTTTACGATCTTTAATCAGAACCCGCACACTCCCGCCAGTGAATTGAAGGCTACGAAGCTTCGTGGCTTCCGTGGACGTGCACCTAGGGAATCTGCATACAATAACTAGAGGTAACGTACTGTGAACTTTCTTCAACTAGTGCAAAAAGCTGTACGTAAGTCGGGAGCCAAGATCGAGGTCCCGTCTACGGTAGTCGCACAGACAGGGCTTAATGCCCTGTTCGTAGAGTGGGTATCGGATGCGTGGAAGGAGATACAGCTCGAACGGTTGGGTCTCCTGTGGAGACGCTCCCGTGATCTTACTCTTGCACTGATTGCAGGAACAGACGAGTACAACATAGGTGGTGGGTTAGAGAGCGTCAATACGGCCTCTCTGACCTGCCATCTTTCTAATGAAAATGAGTCACCAGTATGCTTTCGTACATACGCCTATTGGCGGCAGAACGTAGACCGTGTAGACCAGACTAGCGGCAAGCCTCAATACTTTACTATCGGGCCTGACAGCACTACATTTATCTTCTGGCCAACCCCAGACGTAGCGTATACGGTACGCTATGAGGGAATAAACGTAGTTGAGGAGATGGACTTCACTGATCAGGCTGGTGCAGGAACAAGTGATGCACTGACACCCACAGGGTTACAGAGCACGTACCATGATGCCATCGTGTGGCAGGCGGTGATGAACTACGCAATGCACTTCGAAGACGGCAGCAAGCTGTCAGAGGCACAAGCTAAGTTTAAATCTTACA